GAGCAAGTCAGGAAATTTGAGGGTGAACAGATGGGAGCCGATGTCGTGGGCTCCAGTCCATTCTTGAGTGATGACAGGGTATGGACGGGTGAGGAAAGAAGTGTAGTCCGGTTGTTGATACTGAGTTGGGATAGCGACATTACCTTTCGTAACAGTGGGTGCGACATGCACTACTGTGTCCGAATGGAATTCTGCCACATCTCCTTCGTCGGTAACTGTAGCCGAAGATGAGTCGATGGGATTGGATGATGAAGTTTGGATGATGGTGAAGGGAAAAATGGAGGACTGATCACACACATTTACACCAGAAACACAGAGGGAGGATTGAGTTGTTGACATGTTCATTGAATTTGAGAGTGGGAGTTTGGAAACATTGCCCTTAAACTTTCGCGCCGAGTGGGCATATCGCCAGATGAGACGGAATACCCCTCTCTGCGCAATTGCAAGAGGACAGGAATCAGAGTTTGCCGAAAAGTTGAGTCAGTGCCAGAAGAGTGAAGAGCGAGTTCAGCTGATAACCCACGAATGTTTGAAAGCATATCGTCGGTCTCGAAGCCAGAACGCGTGAGCCACCGAAGTGGTTCAGAAAGCAGAGCCAGGTCGAATTGTCCAAAGTACAGCCCGTTGCGGAAAGTGAATGATCTTTTCAGATAAGACACTTCCTCAAAGGGGATAAAGTCCGGGAAGATGGAGTCCTTTGATGCGGAAGTATAGGTGATACCATAACCAGAGCACCAAGCCGAGTAAGAGTTCATGTGAAAGCCGAGGTCAGGGTCCGAAACAACCAAAATGTTATCGTCGCCGAAACAGATATGGTCGCAGAAGTGGGAGAAGTCAGAGACGGGTTTGTTTGTGATGTCCGAGAAAGCCATGCGCACAAGTAGCATGTTGATAAGGCAATTAAAAATCGCAGTACCAGCAACGCCGGATGGGAGTCCTTGTCGCATTTGATGAAATTCGCCGCGAATGAGATGAAGTCCAGTGAAAGCCGTTGTGAGGAGAGTACGCCGAATGAGATGATTGTCATCGTCGTAAAATGCATTGATGATGTCAGCCACAGCTAAACCAAGTTGCAACGAGAGTGAAGCGTCGTAATTGGAGTAGTCGCCATTGAGAAAATGATTGCCGCGTGCCAGAAGTCTTCGAGCCAGAAAGTTCCATTGTTCACTATGCGGATTGATGCCTACCGAAGGTTCGCCTATGGTGCAATTAGTCATGATGTGTTCAAAAAACACACCACACTGTTCGCGCACAAGCAAATTAAGATCCACGGGTCCTACTTGAAACATACGGGTTTTACATGCCGCAACTTTTTCAAGAGGTCGTTTTTCATCCTTGAGTGTATCGACAAAAACCGTTGGAGCAATGACCCCTTCAGATGCCAATTTTCTTCGCAAATCAACTGCTTGACGCAGCCTAGTGCTAGGAATCTTGACACCTTGGTCAGAGACGGAGATGAGTTGTTTCTTGCCAGAGCCGCCCGCTTCCAAAACCCACGGGTACCCAGCTGATGTGCTGAGATCCAGGGTAGTGAGAAGGTCCGTTGTGCCGTTGTACATTTCATGCTCAGTTAAGAGCCTTAGGTGAGCCGAGAATTTGGTGCCGTTTGACATGATGTTTTTGACAACATCGTTTACTGCCTCTTTGAGAAGATCAGATGGAAACATGCCGGTTTCCAGAACCATTTTGCTAGCTGCTTTCCAGAGTGGGGAAACTTCACCCACTGGACGCAGAGCAGCGGGAGCCAAGCCTGAGGGTCCGAAAGCCGCTTCCATTGCAGGTGCGGCGGGAGAAAGGCGTAAGCGTGTCTTGGTAGGCAAGCGAACACCTGGGTCAGAGTTGAAGCCAGCGAAATTGAGATCAGCCGAAGTTTGGATTGTTGGGATCGCGTCAGTGAAATGCAGTGATTGGAGGTCAGCCATGATGATTTCACCGCAAGGATTTGTCGCCGAAGCGGCAAAATGAGACTTTGCAGCCTCAAGATCCTCACGGTAAACTCGCGTAGCGAAGGAGGCGGTTTTCGTGTCAGAGAGAGTTTGGATGCCGAGAATGTGAGTGCGACCGGATTGACGTGCGACCGCAACTGAACCACAGAAGCCAGGGAACACAGGAGTGCGACACTGGATTGTATGATAGTAGGTTGCAGCCGATAGATTGGAGGGAATGGTCATGGGAGATGAGCGAATGAAAGCGCCGCGCATGGATAGCACAATGCTGGAGTCCTGTTCCATGTTATGAGAAATGTAATCGCAACATTCCAATGAAGGAAGTTGGTCATGTGGTAAGAAGTGACGGGTCAAATCTCGCCCATTTTCCAAACTGGGTACACGCATGAAAATGAAGTCTTCGTTGTCGCTGGAGCGGGTATGATGAAGTTCGAGTTGGGAAATTTCCAGTTCACGTTTGGTGCCTAGCTTTCGTGTGTTGATGGTGAGCACACTGTCAGCCGTAATGTGATGAGTGAAATGACGGGGAACGAGGAAAACGCTACCAAAGACATTGAGAGCGAAAACGTTTTGAGAGCCGCGAGAGTTGGTGCATTCGAATTGAGCCAGCCGATTGTCCAGGAGAATGTTGATAGAGGAGTCCGATGTGCCGTTGGTTTGGCGAGCAAAGTGAAGTGGTCGTGAAACCGCTTTCTTTACGCGTGCCATTTTGACGATGTTTTCATTCGATGTTTGAGCCAGGGTGATGCCGAAGAAGGTTTCAGTGCCGTTTGTCCAGGTGCCATTTGATGCCATTTTGAAGCCGTTGACCGCAGTGAATGAGTTGAGGGCCTGTTGGTCCGCAAATTTTCGTACTGCGATTGTTTCAGAAGTTTGCTGTTTGGGAGCCGTGAATTTGCGCTTGAGATAAAAGAAAGCTTTGCCGACCATGAAGCATTGGGTGATGAAAACGCCCAGTTGCAACAAGCCGCCAAGAACCATGGAAGATGAAACGCCGAAGTTGAGTTGACAGAATTGATTGAAGTCGCCTGAGATTTTCTGAGCTGTGGAGGTGAACAGGGTTTTGATTTTTGTCCAGCTCACATTGGTTTTCCGTTTGAATGTGTCCATGCATGAGCGCCACGTGTTGGTAAATGCGTCACGTGCTTGAAGGGAGCGGTACTTGATGGTGACGAGAATGCGTTCTGAGATGGTTTTGATGGTTGATGGTTGATCGAGGCCAAGTTCATTGATGGTTTGGGCAAGTTCAGATGAGGATGTGGTGAAGGTTTCATTTGCCATACATGAACCAGGGAGACAATTTTCATGAGAGAAGGATTGGAAGATGGAATTGAACAGGGGACGCCAAGATGAATGCATTGGGGGTGGAGTTGAGCAATGAGAAGGATGAAATTCGCCGATGAGAATGGGTTCGTCGTCAGAGTCGTCACACAAGCAGTTGTCGCCACCGCAAGTCTGTCGCAGCGGAGCTACGCCAAGTTCGAGATACGATTTGACAACGTCTTTGAGAGAGTTTTCTTGCGCACGAGCGGTGTTGAATTGAGATGAAATTTCTTCCAGGAATTGAGCGATGGATGGGATGGTTTTGATGAGGGAACCAGAGACAGAATCGGTGAGGTTGAAAACGTATGTGTCATCTGGGAGCAAATTTGAGTCGCCTACTACAGCGTCACCAGGTTCAGCTTTTGGGCCTTTCTTGATGCAGCCAGATGGGTCAGCGTACTTGGGATTGAGGACGATGTGCGCCACGATGTTACGGCGGCGCTTGAGAGCGATGGGATTGATTGACAATTTGAGGAATTCCGAGCCGAGTTCTTTGTTTGCGTTCATGATGACAATGGGTGAGGTGAAGAATGTGGAGCCTTTTGATGAAACGTCAGCCATGTTGAGAGCGAGATTTTGACCAGAAACGATTGCGATGATGTCAGCGATTTCTTGAGCCCAGCGTTGTTCGTCGCGGATGTGTCCAAAGTCGTCGAAGGAAACTACAGGTTGATTGCAGTAGCCTGACCAAAATTGTTCACCACCGGTTCGATTGTAACAGAGCCGTTTGTAGTCGTTGATTGAAGTGACGTTAAAGCCAGCTGTACGCAGAAGCGCTGCAGATGACAGTTCGGTGAGAGTGGTTTTTCCAATGCCGGGAGCGCCATGAAGGTAGAGAACGAAGGGCGCAGCACGCAATGCAGTCGCGTCCAAGAGATGAGCGGGGATAGTGGAGTAGAAGGTCTCGATGCGCCGAGCAAAACCGCTAAGACTAGCGAGCAATGACGCAGAGGTACGGTCGTTTGAGCCGCGTTCAAAAAGACGGGTACGGAGTTTTGTGAGTTCCGTATTGACTTTGTTGTGGATGTCTTGCACTCTGGCAGCGATGACTGCATTTGAGCGCACTTTGACATGGAGATTGGGGTCTTTCTCGAGGGCGTCCCAGTCCTCGAACACACGTGAGAGGGGACCTAGTTCTTTGGGTTTGATAATGCCCTGGGAATAGAGCACTTTCTTGATGAGGGAGAGAACAAGGTTGATGAGTTTGGGAAGAAGGGTGATGAGAGAGTCCACCGATCGAAGTGTGGTGGCCATTGAATTGAAAGATGAGACTTTGGGATGAGTGAAAATTCCAGCAGTTTGAGTGATGTCAGATGAAAAGAATGAAGCTGCGAGTTCTGCAGCAAATGAGCCAAGAAAGCCACCACCGTCTGTTTGAATGACGGGGTGAGGAAATTCAGAGTCGTCCGAGAGTGAAGATGTTTCAGAGCCAGCCGGTACCAAAAAGGGGTCGTCGAAATGGTACATTTGGAGGGTTTCTGTTTCAGGAGGTGCGGGTGAGCGCACTTTGTCCTTGACAGAGTCCCATATACCTTTGATGAGAGTGGTAAAACGCGTCCACAATTTCAAACCTCCTAACGCAGTTGCGCCAAGAGCAAGGAAAGCAGATTTCAAAAGCCAACTGTCTGCAGTCACCACACCAAGAACGGTAAGTCCCAGAATGGAAAGTTTCTCCGCGATTTTCGC